GTATTCGGGGTCTCTGACCGCATAATCGTAGACCCAGGTCTGGTTGCCCTCCACAAACGTGAGGACATAGAAGATATGGCCATCTTGGGTGTAGGTGTAGGCCACCGCGTCGGAGATGCTCACCCCGCTCCTCAGCATCTCCGAGATGGCGAACGAAATCGCGTGGTTCGAGATGATCGAGGTCGTGTAGCCCTCCTGCTGCAACACCAGCCCCTCGCCCTGCGTGCTCCTCCCGAGCCAAAAGATTGTCGAGCCAATATTCGCCACGCTATACGGGGCGACGCATCCCCACTCGATGTAAGCCCCCGGCTGGATGGAGAATGGGAAGAGCGCACTCCCACTATTATACCAGATCTCAGATTTGTAGGCCCCCAGGAGATAAATCAACCGATGGTTTACGGCGAGAGTGACGAGTTTGTCGGGGTATCCGGCCTTCGTCCCATAGTAGGTGCCATCGAAGGTGAGCTCATTGTCATAGGTCGAACCGAATTGATTGGTGTTCAAAATCGGCCAGATCAAAAACCCATCAATCGTATCCCATTTGAGGGCTCCGGAGAAGAAGCCCGAGGGATCATTGATCGGAGCGAACGCATTGGTCGCGAGGGGCCAGGTGTAGCCGATCGAGCTCCCATCTCCCAGCACCGCGACTTGCCCGTTGTAGGGTCCCGATCTTCGTCCAGGTCCAGTTGGCATCGAGCGCATAGACGTCCTGCCCCACCACTGCGTAGCCCGCGCCGCTCGAGGCCCTGAGCACGCTCCTCCCAAGCCCCGGACTAGGGGGGCTCGAGAGTTTGCGAAGTCCGGGGCGCTGGTAAAAAGTGAATTTGCTTGGGGCGTCCGCCCGATTGGCCTCGGGGTAGAGGTTCAGACATCGCTGGGCATTCGCGATAACGCTTCGAGCGGCATAGGCGCCGCCGATGAGCTCGAGGCGAGGCACGGCCCGGCCCCTACGGGGCCTTCGGCCGCTTTGGGGCCTTTGCGCCCTTGAGCGCCTCTTTCTTCACCATCTTCTTCACGAGCGCCTTGTCCTCTGGCTCGTCAGGATGGCCCGAAGGGCCCTCGGCCCCCCACTTCCTCTTCCACTTCGTGCCCATGGCTTCGCCTCACACACTGGCCTTCCAATACCCGCCCGCATAGCAGAAGAACGACACGATGGCATTCGCGGCGACAGTGGCGTAGCTCTCCGTGCTCCCCGCCGCTGGCACCAGCGTGTCTCCGCTCTGCGGCCACACATAGGCGCTCTGTGCCCCATTGTTGATCACGATGATCAGGGAGCCCTGAAGGGCCTGCGGCAGGGCCGCAGAGTCCCCCGTCGTGGCCACGGTGGCCAGATTATTGATCCCGAGCCCCAAAATCGGAGCCCCCGTCAGCCCTCCTCCCGCGAGTGCGGTCAACGAGGGGTTTGGCTGCTGCGGAGCCAGCGCGGCTCTGATGGTCGTGCCATCCACGAGGTGCTCGCCTGGCTGGAGGTCCATCTGATTGAGGGTGGAGAAGAGAGAACTTGTCATGGTGCGCTCCTTTTCGGGGCCTTCGGCCCCCTCTAGTAGACCTGATCACTATAAATATTGTAGTTCCCGTTCCGAATGATCTCGCTCGGCATTTGAAGATTCGCGATTTGGGTCGAGCCCTTGCGAATCACGTTCATCCCCTGCTTGGCGGCGAGGGGAAGGAGATCGCCAGGGAAAGTCCCAATCCCGTACTTGGGGCGGAGCGAGATCGCCAGGTTGGACACTATCGCCTGGTAGTACTCCGGGGGCAGATAAATCACCGAGGCGAGCGAGGGGAATTGCACTGGCATTTGTTCTCGGCAGACGACCCCCACCGAGTACTGAGGATTGTTCGGCCACGGCCAGATGTAGAGTTGGCCGAGCGGGAACGCCGGATCGTAAAAGGCCGACATGGGGAAGGTGGAGAGTGAGGGGAGGGAGATCCTCCGATAGTCCTCCATGGCGCGATAGAGTTTCAGGCCGTAGACGATTGGGCTGAGATTGCCGCCGCCAGTCGTATTCTGCTGGAAGAACGCACTCTCGATTTGGTTGGGCCTCTGCGAGCCAGTGATGCGTCCAATCCAGTTGGGGTCATTGACCGCGGCCCCATCTGTGTCGATCTGGCCGCCTGGCCCCACCGAATAGGGGGTGATCTGCCCCGTGCTTTGCACGAGATAGGTGACCAGATGAAAGATCATGTAGCGCTTGCGCACCCACTGCCCGAACATCCACTGGAGCCTCGCCCAGGCCTCGCTCTGATCCTCGGCCAGAGGGGTTTGGCCGACCCCGAGGACATTCGCGTCCTTGAGGGCCTGGATGCAGATGTCCCCAACAGTGGTGCGGGTGAGGTCGAGAATGCTCATCGGGTGCGAAGGGGCCTGGGTTCAGGGACCAGAGGTGTTCCGCCAATGCTGGAGATGGGAAGGGTCGAAGAGATCTTCGCGAGCTCCTCGGCCTTCTCCAGCTTGGCCTTGAGCTCTTCGATCTCCTTCTTGTACGAATCGAGGGTCTCCTGCGCACTCACAGTGGGCACGCTCCGCCTGTCCTCAATCCCCTTCTCCCGATTGGCCTGGATGATCGCGCCGAGGGCCTTCGCAGGGTGATCAAACCACCCGGAGGCCAGCGCGGCCTCGAGCTCCCCCTGGCTCTCCACCACTTTCGACTTGATCGCCCGTTGCTCGTTGAGCAACTTCACCCCCTGCTTGGTGTCCTCCCAGACTCCGGGGACAATGACCTCCTCCTCCGCCGCGTAGACCATGCGAGGGAAGGGGACCGGGCCCTTGTAGAGCTGGGTGCCGTCTGCCGCCACGCTCCCAGCGTTCGCGGGGTTCGAGCGGAAGACCCCCTTGGCCTCCATGATGTCGAAGATCGTATGACGTTGGACTGCTCTCATGGCTTTGAGTTCCTTTCAGAGGGGCGCTTCACGCCCAAAAGGAGGGGGCTTCGCGCCCCCTCACACGATATCCGCCACCACAACCGCCCACTCGGGCCGCACCCACAGATACCCATAGAGGACATCAAGCCTCGTCGGGAGCTGGTCCGTCCCGATCACGTACTGGGTGATCATCCTCATCGAGATCCCATCAAAGGCCTCGCGCGAAGCCTCCTGGACGTTGCGCGGGAGCTCGAGATCGGCCACGGCCATGGTCACGGCCTCTGGCGCATACACGAAGTTCTTCCGATACTTCGTGCTGGCGGCAAGGCCATTGGTTGGATTGACCGCAGCGCCATCCGCCGGACTGGCCGTGACGGTCTGGTATTGGACGATCTGCCCGCCCTGCGGGGGGACAATCGCGGGGTAGATCGAGATCGAAGTGGCGTTGAGCGCCGCCGGCGCCGTGACCACGAATTGCTCGAGCTCGCCCGTATCCTGCTTCTCGATCCGATTGACCTTATTCACCCCCTGAATCGTGATGATGTCGCCCTGGTTGAGCGTCCCCGCAAGCGCGTGGACGGTCAAGGAGAGCCCGGTCTGATTCGCCCCGTTGACCGTGGCTGAGCCTTGCGCGAGCGTCCCATTCGTATGGATGATGTTGGTCTGGTCCTTCATCCAGATGAACCCGAGCGCATCGTACATGCGGCCAGTGACGTACTGCTCGCCGATCTGAGTCGCCGGATTGAGGAGCCCCGCGAGCGAGGCCACAACTCGGGCCTCCGTCCTCGGGCCATTCACGATCTTGCGATCGGCGATCGGGGCGGAGTTGATGTCGAGCGAGGCCCCCGCGTTCAAATACGTCCCGGCGATGGGAGTGAGGATATTGTACGCTCCGTCCTGGTTGGCCACAAAGTTGCAGATCCCGCCCTCGATTCCGCTCATCAGATCCACGGCGATGGCACCGGCGAGGTTGTTGACCATGGGGGCGAGCACGCGGCGGGAGTAGTCATCCAGCGACATGGTGCGCTGCTGAGTGTCGAACGAAACATCGACGCCCTTCTGAGTGGCGAGGACCAGCGTGGTGCTCTGCTCGACGGTGTCTTGGACTTGGAGGGCTGGCCCCGTTCGGACTGTGAAGTCGTTCGGGAGGCGAATCCTCAGGGCCGTTCCGATCTTGGCCCCGCTGACAGCGAACGAGTCGTCGTACTGCATATCCACGTTCTGCATGAACGCATTCGAGTTCTTCCAGAGGCGAATGGCCTCTCTGGTGATCATGTCGATGGTGAGGATTTGATTGCCAGGCATCTTGGTGCTCCAGCGGCTTCGCCGCAATGAAAGGACTCTGGACCGGGAGCCATTTAAGTCCGACCAAGGAGCTCAAGGTGTCCTAGTAACCTGATCAGGAGATTTTAGGCCCCTCCAGCAGGCCGGGGCGCATTGCGCCCCTCATCTGATCTTCGCCCCCATCCCTTGCCGCTCTTTCACCTGCGCCGCCCTCCTGGCCATCCATTCAGCCATGGAGAGTTGCCCCGCCCTTGTGGGATCACTCGGATCAATCGGAGTGTGCGAGGCCGATCGCCCCCCTACCACCACACTCGGCGGCTTCGGAGCCTTCGAGGGGGGCTCTGGATCAGGTCTCTCTGCCATCTTCGCAAGTTCCCTTCCGAGCCCCACGGGGCTCAAACTCAGCAATCGCTCCGCCGTCTCTGGATCACTGCCCAGCGAATGGATGAGCTTGGCGGCGATAGCCGCGTCGCCTTCGGCGGTCTCGAGCACTCCACTGACCAGCCCCACATATCTCTTCGCGGACTCGGGGTCGCTCTCATCGAGCGTGGCGGTGCGAAGCGCGCCGACTTTCTCGTCGAAGTCCGGGAAGCCCGAGCGTCCGGCCTTCAGGACCTTCGCGGTGTCTTCGTTGAATTTCATCTGAAGGGCGAGCTCAGTCGCTCGAGCACGTGCGCGCTCCTCGATCTGCTG